CCTTTAGTTGGTGCATATAATAGAGACTTTGATTACATGAAAAACTTTAACATATTGACAAGTAATGTGCCAATTATATTAGATTCATGTTGGGTTAACTTTCAAAGAAAATATGAATTTAATCCTGCACACAATCACTCGGGGTTATATAGTTTTGTCATATGGATTAATGTTCCGTATGACATGGAAGAAGAACGCAAATTATCTCCTGGAGCCGAATCTAATGATAATTTGGCAGGATCATTTAGTTTTTTATATAACGATACTACTGGAAAAATAAACCCCTTTACTATTCCAATAGATAAGAATATGGAAAATAATGTAGTATTTTTTCCATCTAATTTTTTTCATACGGTATATCCATTTTTTTCTAGTAACGGATACCGAATTAGTGTTTCTGGTAACTTTAAATTAAAAACAGGTTGACTTTCCATGACACTTGAGTTATAATAAATGTATTGACTTGAGGAATACATATGGCAAACAAATCTTGGACTATAAACTTGGAAGAAGACGCAGAGACTGGCGACTTGATTCTTCCATTGAATGATGATATACTAGAGCAAACTGGTTGGAAGACTGGTGACAGTATTGATTGGATTGATAACAAAGATGGAAGCTGGACTATGAAGAAAATTGAAACACAATGGGTTCTTGTTGAAACTGTATCTATGTTTCGTGAACGCTACATGGTAGAAGTTCCTGTTGGCGTAGACATGTATGGTAAAGATAAAGCTGAGTGGGCACTTGATACTGTCGCCATGGAAGAAGCAAAAGAATTCTCTCAACAACACCTAGGTCAAACTATCGTGTCTCATCGTGTCGTTACCAAAGAAGATGCATTAGCGATGTGTGATAAAGAGAATGACTATGCAAAAAAATGGAATGATGAATTAAAGATTCAAAACTTCTTTACTACAATGACGGAGCATATTAGAGAGAATGATTATGACGCTACCTGATGAAAGATATCGTGCATTACGTTGCGGGCATCAAATGCTTTTAGATTTATTAAATCCCAAAGTAACACCTAAAGTGCCTAAATACATTCGTCAACGTGCGGCAGGTATTTTGAAACACCATCCAAATTCATATGATTTTACAAAGATTGTAGAAAAGATGCCCGAAGATTATGCAGTCGGAAGCCAGTTTTTGAGAGAACCAGATGAAGAACCAAGCTGAAGAAAAAGTTGTTTATTTTTTAAAAGAGTTACTTCATCCAGAAGGTTTCGCATGGGCAGTAACACCTGAGGTGCGTAAAGAAGCGCACCAACTTTTAATTATGATAGAAAGCAATAGTAACAATGAGCAAGATTCAACAATTCGGCAGACCGTTTGAAACGTTTGATCCCAGTAACAAAAAACACCGAAAGATTTTTCACGATGTTTTGAGATATCGCACTTGGGGTAGGTCTGCAATCTGTTTTTGGGCAGAAGATGATTCTTCAGGAAACAATAGTTTGATGGATCAATGTGTTAAAGCAATTGGCACATACTACATGGAAAAAGAATTCGGTGAATTGGTTGATGATGATCCATTTGTATCTGGTGAATCAATGCGTAACAGACCAAATCCACATGTGTATCAGTACACACGAAAGAAAACGATTATATGAAAATCTACATTGGACCTTATAAAAATTGGGTTGGACCATATCAGATAGCTGACGCACTTTGCTTTTGGGCAAAAAATATTGAAGATGAATATGGATACAAACGTAAGCCTGATTGGGTGCATAACTTTGGTACATGGCTTTCTCATGGAACCACAGATGAAGAAATTACAGATTCAAAAGATGCTCCAGAAACTTGGCTGTTGAAACTGTGTCAATGGATAGAGTCTAAGCGCAATCGTAGGTCTTATATTAAGATTGACAAATACGACACATGGTCAATGGACCACACACTTGCAATGATTGTCTTGCCTATGCTGAAACAATTGCAAGCAACAAAGCATGGCGCCCCCAATGTTGATGATGAAGATGTGCCAGAAGAACTGAAATCAACTTCAGCGCCAGCAAAAGAAAATGAATACGAGACTGACGAAAATCATTTCAAGCGTTGGGATTGGGTATTAGACGAAATGATTTTTGCATTCAATTGTAAACTTGATGACTCATGGGAAAAAGAATTTCGTTCTGGTGAACATGAATTGATTTGGACTCCTGTTGACAAAGATGGCAATGTGGTGCCCAAAGGAGAACACAAACATTTCAGAATGAGCCATGGTCCTAACGACACATACAAGTGTGACTATGAAGGCATGAAAGTTGTTGAGAATCGAATTCAAAACGGATTTCGTTTGTTCGGTAAATACTATCAAGCACTTTGGGATTAATTCAATGCTAAATACTTCTATATAATCATAGAGGAGACAGCAATGGACTTTTTTACAGAAGATGCAGTACATCACTTAATACCAAAAGTCAAAAACTTTGAAGAATGGTATACTAATCTAGGTGATATTTTACCTGAGTATGACATAGATACACCAAAGCGAGTTGCGGCTTTCATGGCACAATGTGGACATGAGTCTGGTGGATTTACTTTGATGCAAGAGAATTTGAATTATTCTGCAAAAGGTTTGCGTGGTACTTTTGGTAAGTATTTTCCTAACGATGAAGTAGCAAAACTCTACGAACGCAAACCACAAATGATTGCTAATCGTGTTTATGCTAATCGTATGGGCAATGGAGATGAAGCATCTGGAGAAGGTTGGTACTTTCGTGGTAGAGGCATTATACAAATTACAGGAAAGAATAACTACACTAAGTGTTCACAATCATTGTTTGAAAGCAATGTGCTAATTGAGAATCCTGATTTGCTATTAGAAGCAGAGTATGCTATTCATTCTGCTTGTTGGTTCTGGTCTGCGGCTAGACTAAATGAATTAGCAGATGTTGGAGATATTAAGACAATGACGAAACGAATCAATGGTGGATTCATTGGCTTAGAAGACAGAATCAATCATTACAATCATGCGATTGAAATTTTAACTTAAAAAGGCGATAATCATGTTTAATAAAATTAAAGAATTTTTCACAGGTAGCAAATCGACAGCAAATGCAAATCAAGAAGGCACTTTGACTGCGGCTGATGTTGCAATTAAAAATATCAAAGAGACTACTGCGGCTGTAGATGCTAAAGTTGAAGTTGCACCAGAGCCTGTTGCAGAAGCAACACCTGCGCCAGCAAAAGAGCAAGCATGGACTAAGAATCCTCCTGCGTCTATTGCCAAACGTGCGCCAAAAAAACAAGCAACTAAAACTACTACTGCGCCTAAGAAGAGACCACCAGCACCAAAATAATGTGCTACTATTTGGTGTCTGGTTTAATTCCAATATTTTGAGGAATCAAGGCTGTCCCAGTAAGCCTTGTTATTACGATTAATAAAATTTTTTGTTAAATACTTGGCCATACCCATATAGCCCATCTTCCTGAATCTGCGACTGTCTTGACCAAAATGATGTTTAATAATCCTAAACTTTTTAGGACTATACTTTCTAGATAAGAAATAGTCTTCAGACGTTGAAAAGTTTTCAGGAAACCCACCATACTCTTCAAACTTATCTTTACGTGTCAACATGAATGCACCAACTGCAAATGGTGAAAAGAATTTTAATGTGTGATTAATTACGTTGAATGCAGTAAAGCCAATCTTTGCACGTATATCTTTATCGTAACATTTAATGTTTAGTCCAATAAGATGTAGGTTCTTTAATTCCATCTTGTTAACAGAATCTTGAATAACTGTATCTTTAAAGAATCGAACATCAGCATCGATAAACAGAATGTAGGGGGTAGTGACTAGTCTTGCTCCGTTGTTCTTAGCAATAGATACTGGACCACCATTAATGATTTCAACATTCAGTCCAATACTGTTATCCTTAATAACTTGTCTAGTGGCATCGGTGGAACAGTCAGCAATGATTACTCTAGTGTCGCCTATATTTTGTGAACGTAATGAATCTAGTAGATGATGAATATAATTTTCTTCATTCTTACAAGGCACAACAATAGTAATTTTATCACACAGTTTCATCATTGTCTTTCTCCTTAGTCCAAGTTATAATTTCCCAGCGGCCGTCATGATGTTCTACAAGTGCTGTACAACTTTCAACCCAATCGCCATCGTTCATATACATAACACCATTAATTTCTTTAATCTCTGCGTGATGTATGTGTCCGCATATAACTCCATCAAAACCTCGCTTCTTACAGTAATTGGCCAAGTTTTCTTCAAACTTGAACATAAAGTCTACTGCCTTTTTAACTCTGTGTTTAAGAAACTTGCTAATGCTAAAGTACCCAAAACCCATGCGATGACGTAGCCAATTATACCTACTATTGACAGAAAGGATGAAGTCATATGCTTTATCTCCTAAGAAGGCTAACCACGGTGCCAGTTTAGTAATGCCGTCAAACAAGTCTCCATGCGTGACTAGATAGTGCTTGCCGTCTGCACCTATATGTTCTATTTGATTGTGAATTTCAACAAGACCAAAACTAAAACCATATGGTATCATTGGTCTAAGAAACTCATCGTGATTCCCGGCTATATAAACAACTCTAGTGCCACGTTTTGCGTGACCTAATACTCTACGCACTACATTGGTATGGCTTTGTTTCCATCGCCAGTTGTTTTGTTGTATACGCCATGCATCAATAATATCACCCACTAGATATAGTGTGTCACAAGTATTATGCTTTAAAAAGTTATTTAACTTATCTGCTTGACTATCTTTGGTACCTAAATGAACATCACTCACAAAAATAGAACGATATGTTTTCATATGCTAAGATGGTAAAAATTTACCTATCAATCCGTTCACAATTCTGTCTGATAAATCATCAGGCAGAAATTTGAGGAACCCTAAGAAGTATAAAGCCACACATCCATAAACAAATATTTTTATACACACATCAAATGTTTTTTGGTATTCGTTCATCTTCCGCACCTATTGCCTGTTTGACAAAATTGATGAAGTTCATAACCACCAATAAACAGTATGAATAAAACAAATGCAGACGCACTCAAGATTATTGCCCATTCATTTAATTCTGCTTCTTTTTGTTTACGCTTACGCTCTTGGTCGTTGAACATTCTTAAATCATTAGCATCGTCTGCATCCATTTCTGCTTGACGAGCCTTGATCTTGTTCCATACATCAATCTTGCCTGTTTGCATAAACAGCATTTTCAATTCCTCTTCAAATGCTCTGGCCTGTTCAAGCGCCATCTCAATCTGAAGTGCGGTTCCCATGTTGGAACCTTTCTTAGAACTTTTAGCCTCAATCAATGCTTTTGTTGCGGTACTCTTAGCATCGAACATCTTGCCAATCATTGGGGCAAGAGAGCCTAGGTCATTGGCAACTTTGGCTGCCTTTTTGACCATACTGATTGCGGATGTAATACCCGCTAGTGCTGTGATTGGATCTATCATTTGTTTATTCCTGTTTACATATTTCTTTGTGAAGTCGTTGTGAGCAATCTTTTTTGACCCACTCTAAGCAGTATACTTTTCTCTCATAAACATCACCAGTCCATCCCCAACGGACACACTTTAACGTTTCGTCTTTTTTAGTCTTTTCTGCACTTGCACTTAAAATTATTAAACATATTATAAAGACTATTAGCTTTATAGAACGATTGGTAGCCAAAGCCACAGACCTTGACTCATAAGTATTGCGGCAAAAAACCCAACACCTATACTAGCAAAATATAACGACATGCTAACTGCTAGAATACTGGCTGTCAATAAAACAATTGCAATTTGAAATGCAGAACCAGCAAATGTCAACCAAGGACCAGACTTACGAATCTGATCTCTCTCGGCCTCAAGGCCTCTTGCTTTTGCCATTAGTTCTTTTTTACCCTCACCTGTTGCAGGCTCAGATTCATATCTATCAATTTTTGCTGTTAACTTTTCTGCTTTATCAAATTGTTTTCTGTCAATAGCATCATCTCTAGCCATCTCAGCAAGAGTTTGTTTAACTGATTTTGCTTGATAGAATGCCCAAGTATTGTTTGCACTAATTGTATTGTTCAATACTTTACTACTGTTGCCACTTGAAATGTATGTATTGATTGCAAGCAAAGCGGCTAGAACAGTAATCAACCATCCCGCTTTATCTTTAATACTTGCCTCACGTTCACTACGGGACAATGGTTTCTTTTCTGATAGTACTACTTCTGCCATTTTATTTTCCTTGTGATCTTTGTAATTGCTTAATCTTTTCTTCGTGAATAGCAATCATTTCTTTATTCAGTTGAATACTGTCACGGTTCTTTTGAACTGCTTCTGTTAAATCTTGACGTAATCTTTCACGTGCCAACTCAGCACTAGTATTTGATGCTTGGCGATTGTCGCTAGTTACAACTAAACTCATTTTACCTTCAAGTATAGTTACTTGATGTGCTAGTGTGCCGACTGCACTCAACAAATAACCAACACCTGCTATGATAAGTGGTAATAATGCAAAGAGTAATTTCTCTACAAATGCACTTTTTGCGTTTTCTTCTTGCGCCATGACATTCTCCTTTAATATAAGTCAACATTATTTATGGTAAATCAAGTTTTAGCGGTAGTTTCAGAGGGGGATTTTGTTGTTTTTTTGCGACAAACCCAAAATAACCCTTGACTTGATGTCCCATTATGGTATACTAGTCATATGACATTGAGAAAGAAACGTTCCGACCGAAACCATGTACTGTACAAAGTTACGTGCGTGGATACTGGCGATTCATATGTTGGTCTGACTGTTGCACAGGGTCAAGCCTACATCCGTTCGGTTAAAATCCGTTGGCAAAAACATGTGAGTCGTGCAAAGTGCGAAAATAAAAACTGGGCAATGTGTAATGCATTGCGTGAATTAGCTGGTGCCGCTTGGCAATATGAAGTCCTTGAAGTGATTCGTGGACGTAAACCCGCACACCAGCGTGAGCGTGAATTGATTGCCGAGTTTGAACCATCGTTAAATACATTTTGACATACCGATTGTGGTGTGTTATACTGTACAAACATTGAATAGGAGTTTTTATGAAAATTGGTCCGAAAATTGGTCCGTTTACAATTGCGCCTGAAAAAGCAACGGGCGGTGTTATCGTTGGTGCGTTAATTGCTTGGGTGTCGTTGTACATTCTAGGTTCATACATTACGTTATCTGCTGTTAATACTTTGTTTTCTGCAAACATTCCCGTAACGTGGGAAACTGTAATGTCTGTATTTTGGTTGACTGCAATAGTCAATGCTATTATTGGGAGTTCAAAATGAAATTATTATATACTGCATTGATTGGAATTCTAGTTTCAACATCCGCAGTTTCGGGTATGCTTCAAGGTAATTCTGGTAGTTATCGAAGTAGCCTTGAGGGTGACAGTTTAGTTAAGTTTGAATTGGCGAGAGTCGTTCGCCATAATCCGATTCAACAAT